CACGGCCGATGACCAGGCGCTCCTTGGCCCAAATGATTTGAGCGCGGATCCCGAAGCCTTGACGCTCCAGGCTCTCGGCCACTGTCGTGGCATGCAGCGCGCCGTGCCAGACGTACGCAATATTGCCCGGGAACAATTTCCAGGCCGCTTCCCAATCCGCGCGCGCGTCGTTCTTGACCTTGCCGGTGCGGGCTGACCTGTTCACGCCCACGCGATGGCGCCAAGCGGGGTCGTAGTTCACGCCGTACGGTGGATCGGTGACCAACAGCAGGGGCTTATCGCGACCCCAGAAGCGCAGCCACGACCGTGGCGTCGGTGCTGTCGCCACACGCGATCCGATGCCGTCCCAGGCACCAGATATCGCCGAGACCGGCGACGGCATTCTCCTCAAGCTTCGGGATCTCGTTCTCGTCCGTGAGACCTCCCGAGGCCGATTGCAGCGCCTTGGCCAGTTCCTGCTCGGTGAAGCCGAGCACCGACAGGTCCGCGCCCAGCGCCGACAAATCCTTGAGTTCCAGCTGGAGCATGTCGAGGTCCCAGCCGGCATTCAGCGCGATGCGGTTGTCGGCGAGCACCAGTTGGCGCCGCTGCACTTCGGTGAGGCCGCGCAGTGCGATGACCGGCACCTCCTTGAGGCCGAGCAAGCGCGCCGCTGCCAGGCGACCGTGACCAGCGACGACGTCGCCTTCTTCACCGACCAATATCGGATTGGTGAATCCAAACGCGCGGATCGAGCCTGCGATTTCGGCGACCTGCGCGTCGCTGTGAGTTCGGGCGTTGCGCGGCGAGGGAATGAGGCGATCAAGGAGCCAGAACTCAAGTCGCGGCCGGCCGGCTGCTGCCATGTTCATTTGCCAATGCGTTGCCTTGCTCATCTCACCCTCGTCCTCCGCCTACCCCCCCCCCACCTGAATTTCGCGGCGATTTTTCCAAGAGCCATCGACGACCTTGGCGTCGCAAAAAAACAATTTCTTACGATATCGCGCCGCTTTTTTTGCGCTTGCCCGCCGGTCCCGATCCAGAAGTGTCCGGACTTTTGACCGCCCCCGTTGATGCACGGCCGGGAAATAAATGCCCCATTTTGTAACCGTCTTGGCGGCCGATGCTTGAACTGCAAAGGAAATTTCCAAGCTTGCAATCGCAGCCGTGCTGAAAATCTCGCCGCCAGAGAAAAAAATCTCCGCATGAGAGCCCCGCCGGTCCGTGCAATGCGACTCGCGTGAACTTTTGACCGCCCCCCGCCCAGTGGGCTTTCTGTATTTAATTTCACTATTTTGCGTGCGAAGGCACACCGCCGGTCCAGGTCGAAATGATTCCGGACTTTTAGCCACCCCCCGGTGGCGGCGGTGTATGTGATGGAGGTCGACATCGGTGTCCTCGTCGTGCGGCACGCACCTGCATGCCGGTGGTGAAGGTTTTCGGAGCGAAGGACATGGGCGAGGAGTCCTCGCGCTCGCGCGCAAAGACCCTTCCCATGTCCTCAGCGATCGCATGCCGGCGGAGCCAGGCCCCCGTCGCTTCGGACCCGATGCTGCTCGTGGTTGCGCATCGGTCGCGTCTACTTGCGGCGATATCCATGTCGCCGGCGGCCACCCTCACGCTTTAGGCCGGGTTGTGCTCTTGGCCGCGTCCCACAGTAAGCACCATCAACCGGTTTGCGTCCGGCTGCCCCGCCGCTGCCGTCTGTGCCGACCAGCGAGGTTGAAAGGTCACGATGAAGTTCGAGGAAGCGCTCGCGCATCTTGGCGCGGTGTTCCTCCGAGAATTCCTCGGGCGCCACCGCGCGGAGGAGACGGTCGAGCAGCTCTGCGCGGTTCTTCACCGAACGCATTTCGGCATAAGCGATGCGCCTCAGATCGGCTGACGGCGGGCACCAGCGGTAGTCGTAGGCGTCGCCCTGCTCGGTCTTGCCCCACTCGCCGCGGTGGAAGCGGATGATCGCCTTTTCGACCGACCAGATCGGCAGGTCGTTCAGGGCCATTAGGAAGGAAGCTCCCAGGGCAGCAGCGCTGTGTTCATTGTGCCCCTGAGACGGTTTCGCCGATACGAGTTCGGTCAGAAGATCCATGAGGTGCTCGTCGGCTTCGACGCTATTGCTGGGCACGCACAAGGCGTGAAGCTCCTTGGAATGCTGATGAACCTCAACTGTTTGCATCTCGGTCAAAACCAAGCTGGCGGGGAGCGTTAGCGTCGGCTCCCATTTTTTGGTCAACGGGTTGCGTTGCGGCTCGGTTTTCAGCCAGGCGACGCGAGAGGCGACCCATGCCGGCAAGGACGGCATCGGCCCCAGCCGACTGACGTCCGGCATTTGGAATTGATCCGGGGGTGGAACGGCGGGCGGCAACATCATGGCGCCTCTCCAACACGTTCAATATCCAGTTGCGCCAGGTCGCGGACCAATCACGCTTAGTGGCACCCGCGCCCGCCTTCGCGTTCCAATAATTTTTGAACTTCTGCGCCTCCAACGCGATCAACGTCGCCGGCATCCGAGCGGCAGCTGCGTAGGCGACGTCGTCCTCGCTCGGCTTCCAATCGTCCGACAAGCGGGTACCGCGGCTATGCTTCGAGCTGCTCACCCGAGCGCGCAGGCTGTTTTCGGCGGTCTCCACCGCGGACACAATGACGCGGTGCTCGACCCCATTCGCGAGCATCGACTCAACTAACATTGCAATGGGAGTTGACGCGCTCATCGCCGAAGCGATAGCGCCAAAATATTCGGCCGCAACACCGATTTTTGGGACAGCGTAGCCGTAAGTAATGCAAAGCGGCCGCGAGTAGAAATCGCGACTCACAAATCTGTGAGAAACATAGCTCCCGCGGGGCTTACTTAAGAATCAGACCGTGACACGGCCATCCAGTACTCAGCTTGTCGGGCAGATCGGATTCGATCGCATTGCATCGTATGCCCGCGCGATGTTGCGGTTTCACGTGAAGCAATTTGCCGGATACTTTCGCGAACTTGAAGCAAATGAGATAGGATCGACCAACCAAGGTGAAAGCCCCGATTGCATTGATTTTGAGAGGCAAAAGGGAGACTTGGATGCCCAGCTCGGTTCAGCATTCCAGAAAGGGTCTTTCGCCAGACGCGGCGTTTTCGCGATGGTCGGACCCGGATTCCTATCAGGAGCTTGTCGCATTAGCTGGCATTACTGACCTTCCGCCCTTGACGGGCAGCAATCATCGATTTCGCGATCCGAACGACCAGAAAAAATACTACGCCAAGCGCACCAGTATGGAGACTGCATTTCGTAACCGTTTGTTGAACGCCGATTTCTTCGCAAGCGCGATCGACCGACACGCTTCTCGTCGCGAGGTCATCCATCCGACGCTTTGGGAACTCCTTCACGTTCACTACGAGCTCGATGAAATTGTGGGGATGGGTCGGAGGTACGAAAGCGCAGAATTCTTTGCCCTGGATTCGATACCGCTCAATGTACGGCCGATCCCAGATTGGCTCGATGCCGAGCTTGGCGCTGCTGGCCTCAACGCTTTTCGACACGATCAAGATTTCCGACACATCGTGTTGCACGGCATCGAATACGCACTGTCTCCTCTCCATGCAAAAGTGGTCGCCGTGTTGCATCAGGCTTTGCTCAACGACGAGCCTTGGCAACCGGGCAAGGACATTCTTGAGCGCGCGGGATCGCAACAAATGAAGATGGTTGACGTGTTCAAATCGCGGGCCGACTGGAGAGCGTTTATCGATTCCGACGCGAAGGGGATGTACCGCCTGCGGATGGATCCTCCTGTCCGTGAAGACAGCGAGCACTGATCGCCCGCCAGATTGCCGCCTGGGCGCATTTTACGCGGTTAAGTACTCCCGCTCACCTACCGCTCCGCTGCTGCCGCCAACCAGATCGAATCGCTTCAGGTTTGCGCCTAGCAATTCGCAATCCGGAGCAACAATCATGGACGCACATCTTGACGAAAACGCCCTGGCCAAGCGGTGGTCGATGTCTGCCCGCACGCTGCAGCGTTGGCGCCAGAGCGGCCAAGGACCGGCGTTTCTCAAGCTTGGCGGCCGGGTTCTATATCGCCTGGTGGATATCGAGGCGCATGAACGGGAGCACCTGCGCAAGAACGGGGCGTCCAAGAACACCGGCGATAAGGGTTCGTCGTGACATACTCAATAGAGGCTGAGCGGAATCATGACCGTCTCAAAGAGCTTGGCGAGCTCCTAGCCCTCGGCCTTCAGCGTGCTTTAGCCCGGAAGTCCAGTCGAACAGGCGGGCACGACGGAGAAAGTTCACTTCACATCCTGCTCGACCAGAGCGGTCATCCGACCTTCCTAGACGGGAGAGCATCGGATGCCTGACCCTGTATTGGCCCAATTGGCCGCCTTGAAAACCGCCCCGATTGCGGCACTCCGTCAGAAATGGCGCGAACTCTTCGAGCGGGAACCCCCGCTCTACAACAGGCGGTATCTCGAAAATCGGCTGGCCTATCGTATTCAGGAGTTAGCCTATGGCGGGCTCGCACCGGAAACCCTTGAACGGCTGGAGGCGCTGGCCGACGAGCAGGAAGGCAAAGCTGTCAGGCGCGACCGTCAGGTAAAGCGCCGCCCGATTGCGGGCACGCGGCTGATCCGCGAGTGGAAGGGCACCGAGCATTGCGTCACGGTGCGTGAAGACGACTTCGAGTACCAGGGCCGGCCCTACCAGTCGCTCTCCGCCATCGCGCGCGCCATTACAGGCACGCGCTGGAACGGGCTCGTGTTCTTCGGCCTGAAGAACCAGCGGAGCGCGTAATGGCCAAGCAGCAGCCCACACCGCCGATTCGCAAAAAACTCCGCTGCGCGCTCTATACCCGGAAATCTACCGAGGAAGGATTGGAGCAGGAGTTCAACAGCCTCGATGCCCAGCGCGAGGCCTGCGAGGCCTACGTGGCCAGCCAGCGAGCGGAAGGCTGGCTGTTCGTCGGCGACCGCTATGACGACGGCGGTTTCTCGGGCGGCACGCTGGAACGCCCGGCGCTCAAGCGGCTTCTGGCCCATATCGAGGCCGGCGCGGTCGATATTGTGGTGGTCTACAAAATCGACCGGCTTAGCCGCTCGCTGATGGATTTCGCAAAGCTCGTCGAGGTGTTCGACAGGAAGAACGTCACTTTCGTTTCCGTGACCCAGTCCTTCAACACCACGACCAGTATGGGGCGGCTCACGCTAAATGTGCTCCTGTCCTTCGCCCAGTTCGAGCGCGAGGTGATCGGCGAGCGCATCCGCGACAAGATCGCAGCGTCGCGCCGCAAGGGCATGTGGATGGGGGGCTTCGTGCCGCTCGGCTATGCAGTCAAAGACCGCAAGCTCGTCATCAATGAAACCGAGGCCGAACTGGTCCAGTCGATCTTCAGGCGCTTCGCCAAGCTCGGGTCGGGCACCAAGCTTGTCCGGCAGCTTGCCCTCGAGAACGTTCGCAACCGCTACGGCAAGCTGATCGACAAGGGCGCGCTCTACAAGATGCTCAACAACCGGACCTACATCGGCGAGGCCGTGCACAAGGGCACGGCTTATCCGGGAGAGCATCAGGCCATCCTCGACCGATCCCTCTGGGACAAGGTGCACAGCGTCCTGAAAGAAAGTCCCCGCAAACGGGCTGCTAAAACCCGAGTCCAGAGCCCGGCCCTGCTGAAGGGACTAATATTCGGACCGAACGGCGTGCCGATGACGCCGACCCATACCCGGAAGCGGGGTACACTTTACCGCTACTACGTCGCGACCAGCACGATCCGGTCCGGCGTTCTGGACAGCAACCCGATCCGGCGCATTCCCGCGACCGAAATCGAGGCAGCGGTCATCCACCAGATCAAGCTTCTGGTCCAGTCGCCCGAGATCGTTGTCGCCACGTGGCGGGCGGCGAGACAGACCATCAAGAGTCTGACCGAGCGCCGGGTCCGGGAGCATCTGCACAGCTTCAGCGACGTCTGGAGCGAACTGTTCCCAGCCGAGCAAGCCCGGATCGTTCAATTGCTCGTCGCCCGCGTCGATATCAGCCTAGCCGGTGCCGACATTACGCTACGGACGGACGGCCTCAGCGGACTAGTGCAGGACCTACGCGGCACCCCAGAGCAACATGAAGCCGCATGAACACGAAGCGACACCAGTTGCCCTCAACGATAACCGTCCACGTGCCACTGAAGTTCACGGTTCGCGGTGGGCGCAAGACGATCATTGGAGAGGTTCCGCATCAGGCGCCGAAGACACGTTTCGACGATTCGATTGCCAAGGCGCTGGCGCGCGCCCATCGTTGGAAGCAAAAGCTGGAGGACGGCACGTACGCTACGGTTGGCGACCTGGCGAAAGCTGAGCGCATCAATGAGTCCTACGTGACCAGGATTCTGCGCCTAAATCTCCTCGCGCCCGACATCGTTGAGGCGGCATTGGACGCTCGAACGCAGCTTACCGTCCAAAGCATTTCAAGGCCGGTATCTCCTATTTGGGTGGAACAGCGAGCACATTTGACGGCCGCCGTTCAAATCAGGTGATCTCCCGATCTGGGCCAGCCTGAGCAGTCTGCGCTTTGTCTACTATGGGATATATTTGGCAGTGACGTTTCACTTTTTACCCGACCACAAAGGGTATGCTGAATGCGCGCGCTTCGCATGGGCGAAGGCGTGCTCGGAGCGCCGTTCGTGAAATTCACGCTGACCTTTGATGGTGACCTACCGTCTAACGGGCGGCCATCCGACAAATGGGCCATTCGAAAGCAATTCCACACGCAATTGGTGGAACTGTGGAGGATCAACCCGGCATTGCGACTGGTCGAAAAGCGTCGCGATTTCCCCAAGACGTGGGGAACGGCCTATTTGGAAATGCATCATAGCGTCGTCCCGCAGCCTGTTTCGTTCATCAAGCGGTCAGGCCGTGATGCGGAAACCATCGATCTGCTTGAGCCAATCGACCGGGGCGGCCGAAAGTTTGCGCCACTGGTTCGCGAAAGCCTCGCGCTCAAATGCGGGCTCAAAATTGTGTTTCTACGCAAAGAAGAGCCTGGAAAAGTCTATCAGGGCGGCGACCTCGATAACCGCATTAAGACACTTTTTGACGCGCTAGCGGTCCCGAATAACGATCAAGTCATCGACGACCCGACGCTCGGTCCCGATCCAATTTATTGTCTACTGGAGGATGACGGCCTGATCACTGCCATTGATATAGAAACGCATCAACTTTTGTCTCGGGCCAATAATTCCAAGCACGACGTGAGCCTAATCATCCATGTAGATGTACGGGTGATAATGACGCGCGTCTACAATCAACCTTTTTTGGGTGATTGAGGCTTGTTCGCTGACATAACGCGCGTCCCGCGCGTTCTTCGGTTTCGGCGGCTTCGTCTTCTCCCGCCTTCCCTAAAGCCGTCTGCTTTCGACCGCTCCTTAACTCCGCTGACCCTGGATACGGCGAAACGCCTCGGTCTGCTCCAGGGCCGCGCTCCGGCGGTCGCCAAGATCAATCAGGGCATCCAACACTTTGAGGAGCCCCTGTGCCTGCTCGATGCGGAGAGGGTAATTGGCGTCCGCCAACCGCTGAATAACGTTCGCGATCCGGGCGGGTATTGCGGTTCCGGCCCAGCTCCCTTTCGTCTTTGAGATGGAGTCCAGAACAGCATTCGTCTGCCTGGAGAAATCGTCGAGGGGGTAGGCGTTACCCGCACGCTCGCACAGCATCAGGAATTTCTCCATGACGAAGGTCGACCAGCCGATTGCAGTTACAAGCTTCGTCACGAGAGGCATCACCATGCCGATCTGCGTCCAGTCTCCATTGGCATAGCGCGCCGCGCCAGGTGCATGCGCGACCTGAACGAACAAAAGCGCCGTGATCAACGTCGGCATATCAAAGCCGTGGACTTGGCCGCTGCGATAGCGCTGGGGGTCGAACATCGGATCTTTGATGGCGCGATCGACGCAATCCTCCAGCAAGGGCAACGTGTTTGCCCGTATGGTGGGGGCATCGAGAACATGCCGGCTTGCTGTCTTGTTCGCGAACTCAGCGAGCACGCGCAACGCTTCTTCGTCGTCCGCGAGGAAAGGACGGAGAAAATTCTGGCGCACCCACTCAAGCTCAAAGAAGGGCGCAGCTC